CGACGGTGAAAGTCCAAAGTCGTTTGGTTACACCATGGGCTACTTAACTGGCGACCAGATGGCGCCAAACGGATTGCCTGTTACACCAGGCGTTTCGTTTCCAGTAAACCCAACATCAGGAGATTATTGCTTGCGTTTAGATTATTTCCCAAATCGATTATTCCGTTACAACGGCGCTGGTTGGAAAGCTATATCCGACGATGTACGCACACCTTTAGATTGGGGTGCTAATAACTTAACACAGCGTAGTTCCTTTGTTAACAATACATATACTGTATCAACATCAGATCAAGGTAATATACCAAGTCGTCAGTCATTATCTGAATTGCTTAAACCGCAAGCCGATAATGGTAACGAAGGCGGTAATTTGCCACCTAAACCAAGACCACCAGGGAGATAATTATTCAATCATATTTTTTCGACGAACAAATACGCCGCTATTTGATTCAATTTGCCCGTATGTTTTCAGGCTTCCAAGTAGAGTTTGGTCGCAATGAGGCCGGAGCCGCTAACACAGGCGATACATTATATCGTGTTCCAGTTCGTTATGGCGATAGCTCTAGACAAGTACAAACTATTTTACAAGAAAATAGTGCTAGTAATATGCCAAGTACACCATTAATGACTTTTTATATTACTGGGTTAGACTTTGACCGTCCTCGTATGCAAAATCCAACTTATGTAGATAACAAATCTATTCGTCAGCGCGAGTATGATTCTGCTACAGGAACTTACGAAACTACACAGGGCAATGCGTTTCAAGTTGAGCGTTATATGCCAGCACCATATAAGTTATCCATTAACTTAGATATTTGGACTAGTAACACTAATCAAAAAATGCAGTTATTAGAACAAATATTACCATTGTTTAATCCTAGTTTAGAAATACAAAGTTCAGATAGTTTTATGGATTGGACTAGTTTAAGTATTGTTGAATTAGTAAGTACTGGTTGGAGTAGCCGTAGTATTCCTATGGGCACCGAAGATCCTATTGATATTGCTACTGTTAAATTTGCCTTACCTGTATGGTTGTCATTGCCTGCTAAAGTTAAGAAACTTGGCGTTGTTGAAACTATTATTGCTAGTATCTATGACGGATCCGGCGACATGGTTAATGCTATTAGAAATAATGATTTGTTATTAGGTACTCGTCAATATATTACTCCTTACGGATATCAAGTGGTATTGATCGGCAATAAATTACAAATTTTAGCTCGCTCTGCTGTAGTGGACGAGACTAATAATGAATTGCCCCCGCCAGATCCTGTGGAGCCTAGTAACTTAGAATGGACTCCTGTGATCAATATGTACGGAACACTCCGCCCAGGTATTAGTATGATAGCACTTACACAAGAAGACAGTAGTCAAGTTTATGGTACTGTGGCGTTTGATCCTACTAATGACCAATTCTTATTGTTTTCTGTATTAGAAGAATCTATTCCGCCTAATACATTGCCACCAGTTAATTCTGTTATTAATCCTAGAGCCAGTGGGCCCGGACAAGGATTGCCGGACGCTGCTGTAGGTCAGCGGTATTTGCTAACTGAAAGTACAGGTAGCGATAATGGTTACGCACAAGCATGGCTAGGTACCAGCGGACAAGTATTAGTAGCATACCCAAATGATATTATTCAATATGACGGTGGTCAGTGGGTAGTTTCTTTTGACAGTCAATCAAGTCCTAATAATATTCAATATTGCACAAACATAGTTACAGAAATCCAGTACAAGTGGATTGGTCATGGATGGGTTAAATCATATCAGGGCCTCTACGCCGGAGGCGAGTGGTCGCTTATTATATAGTACGACAGTTATCACCGTGCCATCGTTTAAACATTCCAGCTGATACAGTTTTTTTACAAAAAATACAAGATATTTTATTACACGAAGGATGAGTGCCATCTTCTAATTGTTTACGGGTAACAGCACCGCCTAATAAATGATGTGTTCCTGCTTTTACTTTGTCTGATTGATAACTAGAGCCATCTGGTCTTTTCATAAAAGGATGCGTACCGTTCGCTACCCGGTTAAGATTAAACTCAGGGCCTCCCCAATTATGTGTCCCTGCTTTAACTCTATCTGCCGATACACTAGATCCATCTGCCCTTGTCAACCAATTATGGGTACCATTCTTGACTTTATTTTGATTATGTGTTGGCCCTAACAAATGATGAGTTCCGTTAGCTAATCTTTCCTGATTGCTTTTTCGTTGTACTTCGCCTCCAAGAAAAGGATGTGTACCGTCTGCTACTCGTTTAAGATTAAAATCTCTTTGTATTTCACCTCCAAGAAAATGATGAGTGCCATTCTTAGATGCTATTTTCATTGGATTTTTATCTCCAAGAAAATGATGAGTTCCATTTTTTATTCTTTTTTGTGTAGCTAGGCTTGCCAACCTAGATGTTTCTTCGGGTGATATTTTCATACGCTTGGCCATTATTAAACAAGCAGGCCAATCTTCCTGATTATAATGAATATTATAATGCTCTTGAATGGTAACTGCTATTAAGTTATCTGGGTTGTTGTTATTATGATTACCATCTATATGGTGGATTTCATATCTACGACCCAAGTAATCTTTAGGAATTGTTCCCGTATGGTTTTTGTAGATTTTACGATAGTTGTTTGTGCCGCAATAAGTACACATAGCTGATTGCTCCTTTAAGCGTTAGAGTAGTTGGGGATTGCCGTCCCGCGAACTACACCTTTATTTATTCAGAAAATATTATCATGTCAAACATTGTCGCCGCTGTGGGAATTTGGTTTTATTCCCAATCTACTAATCGCTACTTATATTTGATGAGAAACGATCCTAAACACCCAGACTCTTGGGGTTTGCCAGGCGGCAAAATTGAACAGGGAGAAAGTATAATGGCTGCCATGGTTCGTGAGTGTGAGGAAGAGTTGGGCAGTATGCCTGAATATGTTAAGCTGATGCCATTAGAAAAATTTACATCAGCAGATGGCGGATTTGAATATAATACTTTTTTTGCTGTAGTTGACAATGAATTTAACCCTCGACTAAACGACGAACATTCGGGTTATGCCTGGATCAATTCTGGGACTTGGCCTAAACCACTACACCCGGGACTATGGAGCACTATAAATTTTTCTGCCGTACAACAAAAGATTTCAATTATACAGCAACAACTTTATACGTCACAATAAGTTACAAAGTCTCTAAAATCTAAAGTTTTTGTATTGGGGCAAGATAGCCAAGCATCTGGCATATTTAATTTGTTACCAACCATGACAAAAATTGTACTGTCATAAGCATTTATTATACTAGTAACTTGATCAATCCAATCATTATGTCCAGCATCAGTTTCTTTGTCGTAGCCAATCATATATATTTCCTTGTGGCCGTCAAACGCCGCAAGATAAATTGGTAATACTACAGTACAAAAATGTGGATTTTGTGGAATTAAATAAAACTCACCCGGAGTCTTAATACAGTTGCGAGCTGTAGTATATACAATATTATTTTCTGTATATTTGTTTTCAATTAATGGTTCAATATTATTGTAGTCTAAATCAACAGCAAAATCTAAACGCATTTCTTGAGCAATTTCTGCTGTACCATAAGTTTGTAATTTTTTAGAACCTAGTAATCCACCGCGATGATGCTCTAATACTGTATAGTCAAATTGTAATTTACTTTCATTAGTACCTATGGCAGCCGCACGACCAGACAAGTGTTGGTTGATAACTGGATTAGCAATCCATTCACGCTTTTCTTTTTTCTTGCCACCAGTCCACTTAGATTCTGTAATTACAAATTCACCTGGGTAGTCTTGTCTGTATCTAGCTTGCATAATTAAATTGTTTAACTACTTTGTGGTACAAAATTTGATCCGTTCCAAGTATCACCTATGTTAGGATAATAATCGTTGGAATCAGGCACCGCTATTAATTGACAATCAGCTGGCGGTAAATCTGTTACCTCAGCTACGATTAAATTAACAACAGTATTAGATGAGTCTACTACAGCTACAGTCATTTTTAATCTCCTTAATTGATTATGTCTATTATTGTGTAAAAGTTATGCGAATTGAGCTGACCGCACCGGCTAGGGTAGCTCCGTTACGTGCTGAGCCGCCACCGCCGCCTGGAGCAATGCCTGCTGTGGTACTACTTCCACCAGTGCCGCCTGGTAAATTTGTACCAGTGCCTGCCGTACCACCTGCGCCAGCCACGCCGTTTTGACCAGCTCCTGTGTCACCTGCTGAACCACCACCACCGTTGGCATTACTTGCGCCTGCTCCTGCTCCGCCGGCAAATGTAGTAGTACCTACGCAGTTGGCAGTGGTGCCACCTGCGCCGGCAGTACCTGATACACCGTTTCGTCCAAATGCGGCACTGCAACCTGTGGTAGTAAGTGTTGGTTGAGCATTACTGGTATTGACCCAACTGTTGGCAGTAGCACTACCAACTAGATAAAATAGTGTGGTAGTACCACCAGTAACGGTAATAGTACTACGGGCATAGGCCCCACCACCACCTCCGGTACTCAGATTGCTGGTACCAATGGCAAATCCGTTACCACCCCCACCTATGGCTTCTACTATGGCATTGCCAGCATAACTGGGTGAAAGGATACTTCCTGAGCCAGCGGCAGTAACAATAAAAGCAAAACTGTTTGGGGTGCCGGCAAAGGCCGATTGCATTGTCATTAGAATAGTCCTGCGCCAGAAATAACGAATGTGTTAGCCGCTACACAAAGTATAGTGGCCATACCACGCTGTGCTAGCACACGGTTACCAGTAGTAGCTGTACCTGCCAAATACATAGTAACACTAGTATTTGCGTACACAGTAACGTTGGCTGCCGAGTTATTGAATAATGTTATAGCATTACCAGCAGAAAATATAGTATTAGGAACAAAAACGTTAGATGTAGTACTAACAAATTTGCCGTTGTCGGTGATTGCTAAGGTATAGTTTGCCGCCTGAGTATTAATTGGAATATTTCTAACTGGACCAATACTGTCAAACACGTTACCAGTAGCAGTTATTGTACCGCCACTTATAGTATTAGGTGTTGTAACATTGCCAGTGGCACTGACAACGCCAGTGACATATTCGCCAGTTGGCGCAACAACGACCACATTACTTGTACCGGTTACACCAACAGTTACATTGGCATTGGCATTGACCGTGACATTGGAGTTTCCATTAGTAATAGCAGCTCCAGCACTGGCTATAATACCAGTTAATTGACTACCATTACCAATGAAATAGTTACCTGTAACGTTGCCTGTAGCACTGACAGTACCAAGGAGAGAATCAAGTACTACAGTATTTGAGCCAGAAGCATTGGCTAGGCGAACAATAGATGTACCAGTTACATTCAAAGTTCCATTGATTATAGCTACTTGGCCAAAGGCGCCCGGAATAATTATATTACCAGCGGTGATGTTTCCAGTACTTGACATTATGCCAGCGGTGAGGATATTACCACCAATAATATTAGCCGCACTTGTTATAGTACTTGTAGCCGACAATAATCCAACAGTTGTAATATTGCCACCAATAATATTAGCCGCACTTGTTATAGTACTTGTAGCCGATATCAATCCAACAGTTAATATGTTACCACCAGTAATGTTACCTGTAGCTGTAATTAATCCAACTGTTCTAATGTTACCAGCTTGTACGTTACCAACAACGCTTGCTAAACCAGAAGTTCCAATATTACCAACAGTAATATTACCGGTGGCGCTGACAATACCACCTGTTAGGACATTACCACCAGCAATATTACCGGCAGTTATGTTACCCGTGCCACTGATAACAGCAGGACTGGAAAGCGAACACACAGCACTTCCACTTAACTGTAGTATTGCACCATTGGAGACAGTAAGATTACTACCGGCGCCTTGAACAACAATATTACTAGCAATAATAACACCACCAAATGGAACATTAAGATTGCCACCTGTAATATTACCGGTGGCACTAATTACACCAGTTACATATTCACCAGTCGAAGCAAATACCGCAACGTTAGCAGTACCTCCAACACCTACAGTAACGTTGGCACCAGAACCAGTTACTGTTACGTTACTTGTACCGTTATTAATATTACTTGAACTAGTACTAACTCCAGTTAACAATGCGCCGTTACCTAAAATATAACTGCCTGTAATATTACCAATAGCACTTATATTAGCTGTAGCAACAAATGTGTTAGCACTGATGACGTTAGCACCAGTAAGGTTACCGCCAGTACCAGTACCTGTTACAATGTTTCCACCAGTGATGTTACCAGTAGCACTAATTACACCTGACACATATTCGCCTGTTGGTGCCCAAGTAACAACATTGCCTACTCCGCTTACACCTACTGTAATATTACCGTTGGCTGTCGCAATGTTTACATTACTTGATCCGTTAAGAATAGCTGTGCCATTTCCGCCGCCATTGCCAC